CATGGTCTGGTCCTTGTGTGTGGTCAACGTGACAACAGGCAGGCCTGACGCGGCCGAGGGGTGGCGACGATCAGCGCTGATCCCTGTCGCGGGCGCGCCAACGTCGAGAGACTTGATGGTGGAGATCGTGGCTTCGGCGTTCGCCGGCACAGCGACCAGGCTCAACTCCAGCACTTCCGACTGGAGGAACCGAATGCCGCCCGTGTCTTTCATGAACGCTTCTTCGAGTGAGCGGAAGCCAATCGAGACGCCGGCCAGCAGGCCAGCCTTCACCGACTGCCAGGCTTCATCGACGCGATCCTTCAACCGGCCAGGTTCCGAGATGGCCGGAATGGAGGCTTCGAACGCGATGCCGTCCTTGGTTGGCTTGGAGAACTTGACTTGCCCGACCGGCTGCTTGGAATCGTGATACAGCAGGAGCGGCAGCGGGTTCTTGTAGTTGACGCCCATCGGCTCGACCACGTCGCCCATGCGATCAGGAGTCGGAGTCGTTGCCGTGCCGGTGATGACACGCTTCTCGCCGTCCACGTTCTTGACGTGGAGAAACGAGTACGCCCTTTGTATGAGCATCCACTTTACAGTGTAAAGATGGATGTGCCTGTCGGCTATTTATCTGTAGAGATTGAGGGCGGCTTCGGGAGCCGAAGAATCAGGAGGTTGCGCATGACCTGCGACACGGAGATGTCATGCTGATAGGCCAACTGCGCCAAGCGATCGTGGAGACGAGCCGGCAAGTAGACGCTGACCGATGACCCGGCTTCGTCTGGGGCGCAGACCGTTCGACGGGCGCCACGTCTCACGACTTCCGGCCTCCCGCCACAATGATCTGGTACTGCTTCTCAGGCTCAGGCCCGATCATCGCCCGTGACAGTGCCGTCCAGAACGCCACCGGCCCGTCGATCTTGTTGGGCGAGTCTTTCCCCCCAGCCTTGCGTGGGTAGATTTCATCCTTGTAGTTCCGCTCGATGACCACGTTGGCGATCATCCAGGCCATGACTGGATTGCCGTCATGCTGCAGCCGTGTGCCAGACACCAGCCGCTCCGTGGTCTTCATGGCCGGATCCATCGTCTCGATGCCCTGCTTGACGGCGATGACGAATTGATCGACGCGGTCCCGGCCCATGCTCGGCTCAAGTGTGTCCTTGATGGTCTGCATCATCAGCCGAGCCGAGTGCATGTCGAAGTCGATCTCCTGCACCTTCAGAAGCTTCACGGCAGCGAGCAGATCCGCAATCACGCGCGCATAGTCGGCTTCGTTGCCAGGCGTCTGGACTAGATCACCCGTCCGCACCCACCCGCCGATCTGGGCAATCGGGGACTGTGAGATGGCCTCTTCAGGCAGGAAGATCCGCGGGATGACCGCATACTTATCGTCCCCTAACTTGAAGACGAAGCAGATCGCGGTGGTGTCCCGCACTTCCCCCAAGTCGACGCCAATCCAACAGGGATACTCTCGGAGCTGCTCCAGCGTCAGGCCAGCCACGGTGCAGCGCTGCCAATCCGTGGCCGTCATCCAGGCCGCTTCTGTGCGGACCCAGACGTTCAGGTGCTTGGTCAGGAAGTTGTTGATGGCCGCGGGCGACTGCTCGGCTGCCGTGACCTTGCGCACGAGGTCATCTGGCTGGACGCTGACGCCATAGTTCGGATTGGCCTTCCGGTGCGTCTCCGCCAGCCGCCAGTCATCGTCCGCATCAGACGTGTAGTTCACCCCGAAGAAGGTCTCGTCCGTGGCGGTCCCATCCAACAGCCGTTCCAGGTACTGGAGCTTCTCATGGCAGATCCCGCCAATCTCGACGCCGGCTGTCGTGATGGCCGCGATCAAGGGCTGCAACCGAGCGCCCGTCGCCGTGTCCAGCACGTCCCACACCCCGCGGGTTTTGTGCGCGTGCAGCTCGTCCACGATGGCGCAGGAGATGTTCAACCCGTCCAAGCTGTTGGCGTCGGCTGACAGCGGGGCGAACTTGGAGCCGGTCGCCGCCACGCGGATCGACCGCATGGTCATGGAGCCGATCTTGACGCCGAAGTACTCACGGAAGGCTGGTGAGCGCGAGGCCATCTCCCACGCAATCTCGGCCACCACCTTCGCCTGGTCTCGTGTCGTCGCGGCTGAGTACACCTCAGCGCCTGACTCCCCGTCCGCCACGAGCATGTACAGCGCAATCACGGCACCCAGCGTCGACTTGGAGTTCTTGCGTGGGATGAGCCACAGGGCCGTCCTGAACCGGCGCCGGCCATCCGCCCGCAGCCAGCCGAACAACGTGGTCAACAGCCAGCACTGCCACGGCTCGAGGACCAGCGTGTTCCAGATGTTGCGGCCTTCATCGTCCTGGCCAGTCACGAAGGCCAGCGGCCCCTTGACGTGCGGGAGCATCTCGGCCATTTGGCAGATGCGCGAGCCGGCGTGTGGATCGAACCGGAATGGGAAGTCCGCGGTGTCCTGCCGGTCGAGATCCTTGCGGTTCCTGGCACAGGCCAATTGCACCCACTTACAGGCCGGGATCGTTCCCGCGAGGACGCCAGCCTGATAATCCGCCGCGAGTTGGACGTAGTTGCGCTCAGTCATTTCTGCGCCAGGTTCCCAAAGGCCGCGAACGGGTTCTCGGCCTTCTTCGACTTCTCGGCCTTGACCGGCTTGCCGAATGGCACAAGGCAGAACCGAGCCATCATCGCGTCCAGTTGCTTGGTGAGCTGCATCCAGACACGAAGCCCGCCCATCGCGCCCTTATCGACCATGGTCCCAACAATCGCCTTCTTGGCCATCAACTCACACATCACGCGGAAGCCTCCGACGTGCGCCTCAACAAGCGTGCCCTGCGCGATGGCCATCGGCGCGTAGATCTTCCAGAAGGACTGCTCCATCTCAGACAGATCGGCGGGCGGGTCGACCAGCTTCGGGTCTGGCGGATCGGTCGGCTTGCCGCCATCAAACACGGCAAAGGGCGAGACCGGCTTGCGCTTCGGCTTCTTGCCGGCCCCGACGCGTGCGCCTCCCCAGCCCATTATGCGGCCCCCAAGATTGCAGTTGACATAACCCAAGCGATTCGGTACAGTTCGCCCTGGAGGATCGAATGGCGATTTGCAAAGATTGCGAACGGGATACGGATACGATGCTGACGCTGCGGGGCAAGCTCGTGCGGCTGAACAAGGACGGGATCTGCCCGACGTGCGTCGAGGTCAACGCCGAGTGCGCGGCCGATACTGCGGAGAAGCTCGAAAAGGCCCGCGCGATGGTCCGCGTGTACGGCCTGTAGAATGGCGCGCAAGAATCCGCATGCGGTCGCCCTGGGCAAGAAGGGCGGCCGTGTGCGCTCCGACGCGAAAGCGGACGCCGCTCGGGCCAACGGGCGCAAGGGCGGCAGGCCACGGAAGCCGATCATACCCGCACCGCCTCTCCGACCTTGACAGCCTTCTGGCCGGTGAACTTCTCCCAGCGATCGATGATGACTTGGCAGAACTTCGGCTCTAGTTCCAACCCGAAGCAGCGCACGTGATGCTGCTCGGCTGCGATGAACTGCGGGCCGCTGCCGGCGAATGGCTCGTAGCATGCCTCGCCTGACTTGAGGTGCTTCGCGATGGGAATCGTGAACAGGCCGACCGGCTTCGGCGTCGAATGGTTGAACTCTTTCCGCTCGGCGTTCTTCACCCCGTCGACTTCCCAGACGGTGGTCTGCGTACGCTCGCCGTTGCCGAGGCCATAGTCAGGCGGCTGGTGGCCGTCGACCCAACCCATGAAGCAGGGCTCGTGCTTCCAGTGGTACTGTCCGCGCCCCAGAAGCAGAACCGGCTTCACCCAGACGATCTGCCGGTGAAGGACGACGTCAGCAGCAGCAGCAGCAGCAATGAACGTGCCGTTCTGGTTCATGTTCCCGAACCAGACATACCAAGCGGCGTTCTCTGCGAGCGCGATCCGCTTCGATGTGAAAAATGACGCGCTAAGGAAGGCTCCGAGATCCTCTGGTGATGTCAGCGCGTCATTCGCCACCCGTGGCTTCGCCACCCCAGGATTCGGCCGGTCGTCGTTCGCGTAGGCCACACCATACGGCGGGTCCGTGTTCATCAGGCCAGCCTTCGCGCCGGCCATCAGCATCTCTACGGCGACCGGGTCCGTGCAGTCTCCGCACAGCAACCGGTGCGTCCCTAACTCGAACAGGTCCCCAACCTGAATATCCGTCGCACGCTCCTCTGGCACGGCATCTGGGTCCGTCAAGCCTTCCTTCGGGGCCTCGGTCCCCAAGATCGCCGCCAGTTCTTCCGGCGAGAAGAACTTCGCAAAGTCCAGCCCGTTGCCCAGGTCGTCCTTGAACTGAGCTGCGTTCCACTGGGCCAGTTCTGCTGACCGGTTATCTGCGATCGCCAGATGCCGCTTCTGGGCCTCGGACAGCCCCGACCGCCGCACCGCGATGATCTCCTGCCCGTCCGCCTCAATCACCCGTAGGCGCGTAATCCCGGCCTCCCCAGCCGCCTCCAACACGCCATTCCCGGCCAGCACCACGTTGTCCTCGTCAATCACGATGGATCGGGCGGCCCCAACCGCGTGCAGGGCATCCACCACCATCCCGATGTTCCTCGGGTTGTGCTGCCTCCGGTTGGCTGGGTCAGGGACCAGGTCCTTGATGTGAACCGGGCCGCTAACAGGCTGATCCGCCTTGGGCTTGGCGCGTGATGTTTGAATACGTTTTTGGCTCATCTTGAATAGGTCGGTTTTATACGACCGAG